ATCTCTCAAGAACAACAGAGACAAGTAAAGTCTTATATCCAGAGATTGAAGAATATTTTGTATATTCACCAAAACCAAATTTTCCAGTAGGAATGGTTTCAGGTGCAGCAGGACAAAAAGGTATCAAAATGGCAAAAGATACCGTTACTTATGTCACTTCTGGTCTTGTAGACAGAAATAAAGGTTCAATTCTTTCATACCTACATAAAGCAATCAAAGCAGTCAATCAACTTAGAATGATTGAGGATAGTCTTGTTATATACAGATTATCAAGAGCACCAGAAAGAAGAATATTCTACATTGATGTTGGTAATCTTCCAAAGGTAAAAGCAGAGCAATACCTCAGAGAGGTAATGAGTCGTTATAGAAATAAGTTAGTATATGATGCTAACACTGGTGAAGTTAGAGATGATCGTAAGTTCATGTCTATGATGGAAGATTTCTGGCTCCCTAGAAGAGAAGGTGGTAGAGGAACTGAAATCACAACACTTCCAGGTGGACAAAACCTTGGGGAACTTGCTGATATTGAATATTTCCAAAAGAAACTTTATCGTGCATTACAAGTTCCTGAATCAAGAATTGCATCTGATGGTGGATTTAATTTAGGTCGTTCATCAGAAATCTTAAGAGACGAACTTAAATTTGCTAAGTTTGTTGGTAGATTGAGAAAAAGATTTGCACACATGTTTACTGATATGCTTAAGACTCAATTGATTCTTAAAAATATTGTAACACCAGAAGATTGGAAAACAATTAGTGAGCACATTCAGTATGATTTCTTATATGATAATCAGTTTGCTGAACTTAAAGAAACTGAATTAATGGAAGGACGAATAACTTCCCTTGCTTCAATTGAACCTTATATTGGAAAATATTATTCTAATGAGTGGGTTCGTAAGAATGTTCTTCGTCAAACTGATAGTGAAATAATTGAAATGGATGAACAAATTGAAAAGGAAATAGAAGAAGGTATTATTCCAGATCCAGCAGCAATTGATCCTATAACTGGAGAACCATTACCTGATGAAGGTATGATGGGAGAACTTCCTATGGATCCAGAAATCGATGGTGGAATTACTAATGCACAGTTAGGAAAAGACACCAAGAAGGCAGAGATATAAATAAAGAATAGGATTATATTAATTTTCATGGAAGATATTGTCAATTTGATAGCGACTGATTCGTCAGCGTCTGATATTAGTGATAAATTGAAAGATGTTTTGTTTGCAAAAGCAGCAGAAAAAATAGATGCTCAAAAGGCATCTGTGGCAACTTCAATGTTTGATACTAGTACACCTGAACCAGAAGACACAGCAGAGGAAGAATAGTAATGTCTCAACTTATTAAAATATTTGCAACAGAAGAAACCACAGGTACTACATCTGGAGCTGCAACTACAATTAGTGGAGCAACTTGTGTAAGATTATTTAATAGTCATACTGCTACAGTCGTTGTTGGTGTTCATTCTGTTGGTACTGCAACAACAAGTTATTTTTCAATGCCTACACTTAATGTAGAATATTTGCAAAAGAAAGCAACTGATGTAATTTGGACGAGTACTAATGCAATTAAAGCAGCAAAAGTAGGATTTACTAATTAAGAAAATGAAACTCATTACCGAAGAAATTTCAAGCGTTAAGTTTATCACCGAAGGAAAAGGTGCTAAAAAGAAAATGTATATTGAGGGAGTTTTCCTTCAAGGTGAAATAAAAAATCGTAATGGAAGAATGTATCCAGTAACAACTCTTGCAAAAGAAGTTGACAGATACAATGAGAGTTTTGTTTCTAAAGGTCGTGCTGTTGGTGAACTTGGTC